AGGTAAAGATAGCTGACTTGTAAACTTTAGATTTCATAAGATTTCTAAGGCGAACAAGTGAGTAGTCCATTAGAAGGTCCACAGGCACCTTATCAGACCAAATCAATGGGTCTAAACAACGTTTCTCTAAAGGTAAACCTTCAGAGTTCCATCCTAAACCCCCAAGAAAATCAGGGATTGAAGATATCCGTTGTAAGACTTTAACTTGACGTGGTTTAAATAAGGACAGGGACTTGGGACCAAGTATTTTGGCGATATCGATAAACGACTCGTCAGAAATACCCCTCCACTTATACTGTGAAATAACAGTATGAGAGGTTATCAACTTTCCTCCAAATTCACAAAGTGAGTTGGACGAAAGAGATTTAGGGATAGATACAGGACAACCCAAAAGCTCAAGAGCTTGAAAGTAGTCTGTAGCTAATTGGTCATCAAGGATTACTACATCGTCACCAAGAATAAAGAACTGGTTATCCCAGTCTTTATTAAGTAAACCTAAGAGTAAACAGCCATGGGTTAGTGCAAAAGCACCAAAACTTGGATATAAACCCAAAGGTTGACCTTTCTTCCAAGATATTTCCCCAAACTTGGGCATATACCAGGAAGCTTGGCTCAGGTCACAGAATAAACTAACCTCGATATCAGGAAACATTTTATGTAACAAATGCTTCTGTAGAGCGAGCGGAAAGTAATCTGTAGCGCCTGACAAGTCGATGGAGTAAATCGTCTTGCCGTGGAGAAGAGCGTCCTGTAAAACAGGAATCGCTTTGGTTTGATCAAACGTACAATCAAAAGGAAGCTGCTTCAAGAGACCATATATACGATCTCCAAAAGGTTGCAAAGCCCGCTGAAAGATACGTCCAGGGTTGGCTACAGCACGAAGCTTGTAGCCAGCTTCCTGGATCAAACCAATCCTCCCCACAAGGAATGAACCATGCGGTTTAATTCTATCAAAACAATCCTTATTAGCCTCACGGTTATAAGGATCACAAACAACGTCCCACAAGCCACCTAAAAGGTCCTTGTAGTGCGAATGTTTGTATTTGATATAATGCTGATGTCCCTCTGTAGATTCAAAGAGGAACTTCATAGAATCCACAATCCCATCTTCTTCAGAAACAGAAGAATTTGGAAGAGGGGCTCTTCTATTCGGGCTCGGTATCATGTCAACCAAAGGCTGACATTTAGCTGAGGCACGAAAAGACATCTTAATCGGCATGAGTTCAAAACCTTTATCTATAATATCATTACCAAATGATACTATAGGTGGCGACAAAGGTTCAGACATAACACCAGAGATAAATTTGTTTTTCTGTTCAGGGGTAATTTCCTTAGCATAAAACAAAGTATAAATCTGGAGTAATTGGACTCCTTTTGAGAAGTTTCGATCACTTAAGATCATCCACTTTTCTAAAGGACCGAATTCACCTTTCAAAGAAAGGCGATTACGGGCAATCCATTTTGAAACAGGCGGCATGCCTGCTTTATGACGGATAATATCCAATTTGATCGATTTCAATCGGTCAACAGTCCAACCTTCGCCAGAGCATTTATACCATTTATTAATCTTCTTAATAATTGGGACATAAATACTCTTTGGGATGGAAAAGGCTTTAGCTCTCTGTACGGCTCCCTTTAGTAGCTGTGTCTGGGACACAACAATCTCCGTTAAACTGGAATTGTTGTTTCTCATACTCTGTCCTCCTGTTTCTAAGGATGTACAGATCTACTTAGGGAACCGCCAGGTTCACTAGAGAGTTGTGAAAACTCCACCAAGAACGTTTATATTAAAAGTACTTATTTATT